CATTGTCATGGTGGTGTTGGATTTAAGCACCTCGAAGTATTTTTTGAAAAAATAAACAATGATATTAGTGTTGTCGAACAAGGAAATTTGTCTTTTAATATTATGGGAATAATTTTTTTAGACAAAAATAATTTAGAAAATACCGGAATCGAATTCTATTCGCAGCCTTCATCTAAACTAACTATGACTGTGCAAAACGAATTCAATAGATGTGTTATGTTTAATCCTAAAGAATGGTATAAAAATTTAGGGTCCAATGACGAAAAACTAATTATAAAATTTCAAGGAATAGCAATCTAATGAATACGCAGTTCGGAAACTTTGCTAATTATGGTTTTATAAAAGCCGAAGTTCCCAACGATCTTCTAAAATCATTAGAACAAGAAATACACGAGTTAGATTTTGAAAAATCAATACCGTTTAATAATAATCTTGCCGGAAACATAAATTTAGAATTTAAACTTAACAAAAATAAAGACCAATTAGAAAATTTTTTAGTTAGGCAATGCCAAGAATATTCTAAGAATTGGAATATAAGTTATACCACTAAAGATCTTAGAACAGACGATTTAGAACTTTATAGTCATTGGGTCAATATTCAATATAAACATGAATTTAATCCTATGCACAGTCACGATGGTGCTTTTAGTTTTGCATTATGGGTAAAAGTTCCTTATCTCATCGGAGACGAAATTAATACCGATAAATGTAAAAAATCAAATTCTCCTAGAGCAGGCATGTTTTCTTTTATATACAGTAACATATTTGGTGAAATAAGAGAAGCTGAATTTCCAGTTGATAAGACCTATGAAGGATATGTTTTTATTTTTCCTAGTTGTCTGCAACATACTGTTTATCCTTTTTTTACATCAGACGAGCCTCGAATATCTATATCAGGAAACCTAAAAAGAAAATGATCGATATTATAGAAATTAAAGATTTTATACCAGTTGATTATCAGAGGCATATTGAAACGGTTATGACCGGCTTTGAGTTTCCGTGGGTATTTAATAAAAACATGGTATCAGGTGATGATACATTTTTAGATAATGTCGATAATCATGCAGGGTTTAATCATTTTTTCTTTGAACATCAAAAAACACAGAGTAATTTTTTTCAATTGTTCTATCCGTTAGTTCTCAGCATTAATAGCAAAGTAGATATTCCGTTTAATATGTTGATAAGGATGAGAGCTAATATGACATTAGCTAGTCCTGAATCGAAATTAGATTGGCACATGCCCCACATTGATAGCTTTATGCCTCATTATAATGCTATCTACTACGTTAATGATTCGGACGGTGATACTGTAATTTTTAATGAAACCAACGAGGACTTTGATCCGGGCCAAGAAGATATCAAGACCATTAAACAAAATATTTTTACAGTAAAGCATCGAGTAATACCAGAAAAGGGAAAGCTAGTAGTATTCAATGGAAAATACTATCATAGCTCTAGTCCTGTGAGGAATCACAAATATAGATGTGTGATTAATATGAACCTAGGGAAAGTTTTATGAGCGACATAAAACTCAATTACCAAGTTCCAAAGGAATATTCATTTGACAAAGGTGCTAATAATTATATCACACATCAGTGCGATTTTATCGCAGATAATTTAACAGATATTTTTGAAGATCTTAGAGTAGCACACGAAAATTTTAAACGTTTGTTTCCTAACGAAGACTCAACATGGGCATATTCTAAATATAATATATTTGCGTTAACAGCCCCATCTACCAATTTCTATAGAATTTTTTCAGAACTAAGAACAGTTATTAGATCACAGTTAGGGTGGGAAAGACCGTTGTGGATTGAAGCCTGGTTGAATTTTCATACAGCCGATCAAGTGCTCGATTGGCACCATCACGATTTCGATCATCACGGATATATTTCGATAGACCCAAAAAACACAAAAACTATATTTGAATCCTATGAGATTATAAACAAACCGGGTCAAATATATTTTGGACCAGGGAATAGATTACATAAAGTCGAAGTATTAGAACCGTTCGAAGGTGTAAGAACTACTATAGGATATGATGTGCATACTATTCCTCAAAGCACAGAATATATCGATTATAGAAACTATGTAGAAAGACCTTTTGTGAATATGAGTTTAATTCCATTACCATGAAACAAAATCTTAAAGATTATGTAAAGATTTACAATCTAATCGATCTCAATATTTGCGATAGAACAGTGGGTATATTAGATTCCGTAGAATGGCAACCCCATAGATTCTACTCTTCGTCTGGATTAGTTGATAATGGAACTGAGCCTTTTGAATATCATCAACATATAGAAACTACACAAGCAATACAACAATCGATATGGAAGTCTTTAAAAAAATATATATTAGAAGACATTAACTTTCCTTGGTTTCCTGGCTGGCAAGGATTTAGTAACTTAAAATTTATTAAGTATACTACCGGAACTGAGATGTCTATACATTGCGACCATATCCATAGCTTGTATGACGGAGTCAATAAAGGAATTCCTATATTAACAATTATAGGTCTGTTGAATGATAATTTCCTTGGCGGAGATTTTGTTTTATTTGAAGACTATCGCTTGTCTCTTAAAAAGGGAGATATCGTAATATTTCCGTCTGTGTTTCTTTTTCCTCACAACGTTGAAAGAATACAACAGGGAATTAGATATTCTGTAGTCTCTTGGAGTAATTGAATATGGACAGAGATATTATTATTTTAAGAAATGCAGTGCCAACAGAAATTTGTAAATTCACTGCAATAGAATATGATATTTTTGAACAGGGATATAAGGCATTATATCCAAATAGTGATCCTTCTGATATGTGCAACCATAGTTTTGCTAGATATGCGCCATTACCGTTTGAGACACTGTCTGTATATTTGTTATCTTTAATAGAAAAAGAAACAAATTTAAAACTATTTCCAACTTATTCTTACGCAAGAATATATTACACGGGATCTGAACTGTCTAAGCATAAAGATAGACAAAGTTCTGAAATTACAGTTTCTGTCTGTATAGAAAAAGATATCACAGATTGGCCTTTATATATTGAAACCGATACCGGAACACGTTATGATGTAAATTTAAATCAAGGTGATCTGGTAATTTACAGCGGTAGAAAACATTATCATTGGAGGGAACCGTTCTCGGGAACTAGACAAACCCAGGCATTTTTACAATATGTAAATGCCAACGGAGATTCAAACTGGCTTAAATGGGACACTAGACCTGCACTAGGTCTTCCGTTTGAATTTGTAGACCCTCGAGTGCAAAACGAGATCAAAAGAAAACCAGTGTAAGAGACATCCTCAAAACACTGGTTTATAATATTAGCTTGGGTTTTCTACTTTCATTGGGCCAGCGACTGTTCTTCCGGCTCCGTGACGCTCTTCGAATATTTTCTGAGCTTCTTCTCTACTTTTAGCTTCGCAGAAATCTTCTTCAACAGCTAAAGTTCCTGGCGGTTCTGCTTTTCTTAAAATCATTTTATAGGTAGGCATGTTTATCTCCTTACAGTATATATTTATGCTGTCCTTTGGATCCACTCGTCAATCGTCCAAAACGGAGCGACAAGGTCCCTATAACGGGCTTCATTGATATTTAGCACTTTTTCTCCTATCGGCAGTGCTTTTTTATGTATATTTGCTAATGTTTTATGATCAAAAATCTCAAGGCCCTGTAAAACCATTAACCATGCAGTAGGACTATAACCGTATAACCAAGGCTCACCACTTATCCCAGCAAAATATTCCGACCATTGCTTTAATTTATCTTTTAAGGTATCTGGAATTCTAAATTCGTCGTTTCCGTGGCTCTTCCAAAATTCTGTGTCTCTGCGATGACCCCTATAATGTAGGGCTAAGAAATCTTTAATGTCTTCGGTTATATTCCATACACGTAAATTAAATCTTTCAATACGCTCTCTTCTTAAGAAATCAGTATAAGGTTTCCAATGGTCTTGCAAACAGTATAAACTTTCAATGATTACAGCTATACCGTTAGCTTCTAGCGGTTCTAAAAATCCTGTGCTTAGACCAATACCTATTACATTGTTCTTCCATGCTTCTCTCATCATCCCGGGGGTAAATTGAAAGTTGGCTATAGGTTCGATATGTTGCCCGAACGATTCTCTAGCTTCATCTAGTGCTTGATCTAGAGTTAAATGATCGGGGTCATAGATATAACCATTACCGGATCTGTGTCTTAGATTGATATTCCACGACCAACCATATTTCATTGCAGTGGCATTAGTAGTCACGCAATAACAAGGTTTATCCCACCACGCTACTACTGCCCTGGCTGGAAAATAATCTGTATAATCGACTATCTTTTCTTCTAGAACTTTTCCCAATAACAATCTAGCAAATCCTGAGCAATCAAAGAACCAATCAGCAGATAAATCTATTCCTTCTTCTAAATGAATGGTCTCTATATCGCCGGTTTCTTTTTGGGTTGCATGTGTGTATACTCCTTCGACTAATTTGATTTCTCGATCTAATGCTATCTTTTTAAAATATGCAGCAGCACCACGACTTTCAAAATGCCACATAGGCACACAGGGAAGATCTGATTCCGATCCAAAAGGAACTTTTTGATTTTTTATAAATTGTGTGGCATAAAATGCTCTAGATAATGGTATATTATTTGCGATTATGGTTTTTAAATATAAATCTTTCGACTGTTCGTTGTTTAGTATAGAATATAATGAACCAATGTTCAATTCTTCTTCAGGCGCTGATCTTACATAATCTTCCCAACCATCTAACCATGGTGCATAATCAGTCTGGAGAGCATGGATAAATTCTGTGCCAACTCCATTCCAATTTTTAAAATAACCTCCAACTTTAGGAGTAGCGTTTACATTTTTAATAAAATCAGTTACATCTATTTTTAAATTTTTTAACAGGCTAACGAATGTAGTGGTCCCGCTTTCACCGGCGATAATTGGTGGTTGTTTAGGATTTTCCACAACTGTGATATCTACATTAGAAAAATGTCTGTCAACGAATAGAGCAGTTAGCCACCCTGCTGTGCCTCCTCCTAAGATAACAGCTTTAGAATTTATATTGGATTTCACTGTGTCTTTCCTTTAATCGATTGAGTGCCTGTCTATGAGAAAATACTTCAACATCTTTAATTTCAATTTCTTTGGCATATTCTATATTTTCTACGGATAGGTTAGTGTATCGTTGCATATGCTGATCATATTTTTCTTTAATCGATTGATGATCAAACATTCTTAACCCATGCATAACCTGTGCATAATTTAAATGACTGAACAGTATTAGTGGTGTATTAAAATAAAATACATTAGGGAATGATTTTTTAAAATAGTCTAAATATTCTCTATTGAAATCAGTTTTAATGATTTCGTTCTTACACCAACGCCAGAACTCTGTGTCATTGCGTTCAGTGAAATAATGCAGTTGTATAAAGTCCACTATATTCGATGCTATCACTGACATCTGATCATTATATTTTTTAGCAGTAAATTCCTCACCTTTGCTATAAAAAAATAATGCAGGAGTCATTAGAAAACATTGTTGAATGGTAGTTCCTATACTACTGGCTTCTAATGGTTCTACAAATATTCCGCTGAGGCCAATTTGAATGCAATTTTTAATCCAAAATTCTTTGACATAGCCAGCACCGAATTTTACTTTACGACCGATTTTAAGTTCGTCTTTAATATTCAGATTATTTTTATAATGTTGACTAACTTCGTCGTAGGCTTTGGTCTCATCTATGAAATGATCACAGAACACATAACCATTTCCATATCTTTCCTGTGTAGGAATTCTCCATACCCAGCCACTGCCTAATGCTGTGGCTTCTGTATAACTAGGAATATCTTCAGTATATCCTGTGGGAAATGCGATAGCAGAATTCATCGGTAATTGTTTTGTGCAATCAATCCACTGTGTTTTTAATGCATTTCCAATAATTCTTCTAAATCCGCTGCAATCAATATAAAAATCGTAAGCATGGATATTATTCTGTTTATCTTTTAACTCTTTTACATGACCGTGATCGTCTAAAATCACTTGTTCTATTTCTGTATCAACAAAATCGATATTTCTTTCTCGACATTTTTTGTGTAAAAAATCGTTGAGTTTAAAAGTGTCAAAATGATACTGTGCTAAAATGTCATGTAAAGGTTCCACGTGATGACTAGTCTGGCTCAATGCCCAAGAAGTATCTTTTGGAGGAATATTTTCACCAGCCATATAGATCCAAGTGACTGGCAATCCGCTTTCTTTAGAGTGAAATCCGAATTGTTCGCTAAGGCTATGAAAGTAGTTTGAGCCGTCGCCGTGCCAATTGGTAAATTTAATACCTATCTTGTAGGTGGCTCCGCACTCTCTTACAAGTTCTGGAACAGAAATTCCTACATGATCGATAAATTTTTTCCAGTGTTCTGTAGATCCTTCCCCAACTCCTATGATTCCTATTTGACTAGATTCTATAACTGTGATTTTTAATTCTGGCCAGGCATGGCGAGACATCAAAGCTGCTATTAAACCACTAGTGCCGCCACCTACTATACACAATGAATCGATCATAATTTGTATCCTAACTCTATCTTACTCATTTTTTTAACAAGATTTACAGCTTCTCTACAGGTCATCCAGCCTGCAGTAGGCTGTTGTTCTATTTGTGATACCATACGCTCGTCATCTGCTCTAAAATGTGCATATCGCTGATCATATAACTTCTTGATGCTAGCAGTATCAAACATTCTTAGTCCGTGCATGACCTGTATCCAGTTTAGACAATCATAAATTCTAAAATTGCTCATTAGACCGTCTTCTGGTAGCAGAGTCTGATTGACAAAATTCTTTTTAAAATTTTCTAAATTTTCTTTGTTGAAATCGGTCATAGTTATTTCGTTTTTACACCAACGCCAGAACTCTGTGTCATTGCGTTCAGTAAAATAATGCAGTTGTATAAAATCAAGGATATTATACATCATATCATCAACTAATCTATTGTATTCTTTGATAGTGCCAGTGTCTGACCTGCTCCAGTTCCAAATAGATCCTGTTAACATCTGTAATTGTTTGATAGTTGTAGAAATACTAGATGCTTCTAGTGGTTCTACAAAGTTACTGCTGAGTCCTATACTGACACAGTTCTTAATCCACGCACGATTTACTTTACCCGACACATAGTTAATCTTACGACCTACATGTATAGTATCTTTAAAATGTTTTTGTATTTCATCTAGGGCTTGTTGTTCTGTGATAAAGTTGTCACTGAACACGTAACCGTTGCCAAATCTATCCTGCACAGGACTGCGCCAGTGCCAACCTGCATCCATTGCCTTGGCTAGCGTATATGGCGGAATCTTTTCTTCATAAGCAGTTTGAAAAGCAATAGCAGAGTTTAACGGAAGATACTTGGTCCAATCAACCCACTCAGCCCCTAACTTAGATGCTACAACTCTTTTGAATCCACTGCTGTCAATGAAAAAATCTGCAGAATATCGCTGCCCTTGATCATCAACAATGGCGTCAACAAATCCCTCAGAGTCTAAAATTGGTCCTACTATTTCAGCATCTACAATTTCTATTGCCAACGAACGACATTTCTTTTCTAAGAAAGCATTTAGTTTTTCACTGTCAAAGTGAAATTGATAATAGTCAGTAAGCGGCTCACGAACATAGCCCTGCATAGGGAGGTCCCAATGTAGTTTATCGCTAGGAACACTGTTGGCTATCATGCCCATCATAGTGTAAGGAGCACCAGAATAACGGTCCATCCATATTAGAAATTCTGGCAGACTGTGAAAATAACTGGTGCCGTCGCCGTGCCAGTTTTCAAATTTGATTCCTATCTTGATAGTGGCACCGCATTCGTTAATAAGGTCTACGATACTGATACCAACTGCCTGTGCAAATCTAGTCCAGTGTTCTGTAGATCCTTCTCCGACCCCAATAGTGCCTATCTTTTTAGATTTTATCAGTTTTATCTTTAATTTAGGCAGTGCAGTTTTTAAATATAATGCTGCCATCAATCCAGCATTGCCCCCACCTAATACTATAACATCATTAATCATTTATAATCCTTAGAGTCGTTTTAGAATCTGTAGCCAAGTTATGATTGATTTTTCCGTTAGGCAGACAATTGAAACTGATAATGTATCTGTGGGTATCACCGTAGTGGGGCAAACTGCTGTGATACATCCAACTAGGAAATATTACTAGTTTTCCCGGCTCTGCATTAGAATTATAGAAAGGATGATAATCGAACCTTAACACTTCTAACTGCGCCTGCGTCCTATGTATTACAGGATCTTCAAACACTGTGGGAGATCCATTTGACAAATAATATACAGCACTGAGTAGACTCATCGAATGCCTATGGACATTTTGATACATTGCATAATCAGATAATGCCACATTAAACCAACTGTTAGTAATCTCTAAACTATCACAATCATATTTCATATATGATTTTACTGATTCTAAACACTGATCAAACCAAGAAAACAATTCTTTAAATTCGTCGTGCTTTCGTAGATCCACTAACATACTTAATGTAGAAGTTTTTTTAATTTCTAAATTATCAAGACTGTCTAGATAAGAAATCAATTTCCGATTATTGACAGTATCATTTTTAAAAACAAACAGTTCGGTAGGAAATAAGTTTAGAACTTCCATCAAAATTCTACCCACCCAGTTAATAGATACTTTTCTCCGCTCAACGGGGGATTTCCTCTATGAGCATGTGTAAATCCTGCTGGCCAAATCACTAGATTTCCTTGTATAGCAGGAATCCTAATTCCCTGATATAAAAATTCGGTTTCTCCGCCTTCTTCTATGGTGTTAAGATACAGTCCCCAAGCGCAGATGCGGCCTGCACGTTCTAGACTATCTGATTCAAAATGCCAGATATGATACCCTTGCCCGGGTAGGGTTTTTTGTAGTTTCATCATACGCACTTGATGCTTGCTGGCTTCGGTTAACACGCTATAGTGATCCATATATTGATTATAGCAGTTCCAAAAGCGTTCCATGAAATGTGTGATAAAGCTAGTATCGGGTGTGAATCTTAGGCTCTGTTGCTCTAAAACAAAAACAGCTTTATCATTTTTCTTATGGCCAGGGGCATCACCGATCTGCATCCTGCTATAACTTAGGTTTAGGCCCGCCATATTTTCGTAATGATCGATTAAAACTTGGCATTCTTTTTCGGTCATTATACCTTCAAACACAGCGATGTCTTTATTTAAATTCATGTTTACAGTATCCTCTAGGGTATTTATGTGTGTAGTTTATCAGCATTTTTAAAGAAGAACACCGTTTTTAACTCCGCGATAAATACACTATCATAATGGATTTTAAATATGGCGACAGATCGTAACCCCATTCTAGACAGCGTAAGAATAATACCCAGAGAGCAGGAATTTCTAAACAGAAAGGTAGGCTCTCGTGGTGAGATCTTTTACGACCGTGAAGACAATGCTCTAAGACTTTTTGACGGAGTTGAGCCAGGAGGTTTCGCCCTTTTAAGAGCAGATTTAACCAATGTCGAGGGCGTAATCGGCGCCCAACCCAGTGCTACAGTTCCACCTATTGCACAAATTGGAGCTATGTGGTTTAATACCGCTAACGGTAGATTATTTGTTTATTATAACGACGGCAACAGCAATCAGTGGGTTCAACCTACCTCAAGTTTTTACGATCAGCAAGGAACTCCTGCTGCATTGGCATTTCCCGGAACTCCAACTGTTGGACAAACAGTTACCAACGGTGTAGATACTTGGGAATGGTCTGGCACATATTGGGGTATTAAGAATCAAACTACTCTAAGTCTTACAGGACTTACCGTTTCTAATATCATTGACGGTCAGGTAGACGACATTACAAATCATCAGTTATCTGATTTAAGCGACGTTGGCGCTACGGCAGGTGCCGCCAACGGAGATGTTTTAGCCTATAACACAGCACAGCAACAATGGTTACCTATAACTTTATCGTCAACATTTAATGGCGGAACGATTAGTAATCCACTATTTGTTAATAATAACACAGCCAGCACATCTACAGTCACAGGAGCTATAAGAGTAACAGGTGGAGTAGGAATCGGTGATGCACTGTTCGTTGGAACTAGTATAAACGCCAGGTTTCGAGGTGAATTAAGATTATGGGACAATGATAATACACAATATCTATCTCTCAGAGCTCCAACTAATGTTACATCAAATGTAACATGGACATTACCGGCGTCCGACGGAACGATAGGACAAGTGTTAACAACCAATGGTAGCGGCACATTAAGTTGGGCTACAGTAACCGGTGGAGGAGGTGGAGGAGCATCAAACCCTCCAGGCGGCGCCGACGGAAATATTCAGTTTAATAATAATGGCGTATTTGGCGGCACAGCTAATCTAGTATGGGATAATGCTACAGATACATTAGGAACATTTGAATTATACGTAAATTCGACAACAACCAGCACATCACCTACAACAGGAGCAGTCATTATTGACGGCGGTGTAGGTATTGGCGGAAGATTAAATGTCGGGGCACAAAC